GTAAAGTGATCGCGCCACATTTACCGGACTGAATACCGACTTTCCTAACTCATGACCATGCAGAATTGTAAGTTGTCCTGCGTGAATTATTTGCTTATCAGGAATAAACGTGATTCGATGTTGTTCAAGTTGAAGTAACGACTGGAGATTGTATTCACCCAGTCCCAAAAGGTCTGGTGCTTGTCTCATTATGTAGTGTTCAAAGCGCACATCGTGATTCCCACACTTGAAATAGATTTCCTGCGTAGGAAACAACTTTCGCAAGACCGTCAAAAACTCCCTGCACGTATTCACTTCATGCGCTAAATCACGTTTGCGAGGGTCTTTTTCAAAGCGGCTTATAGCGTAGAAGTCAATCAAGTCACCATTGAGTATAATCGTATTCACGTTGTGCTGCATTCCGTATTTCAAAGCGAGGGTTAATGCTTCGATGTTATGGTAAGGAACATGAATATCGGATAGGAGCAGAATATCGTTTGCCGTTTTGGGTAGCTTAAAAGCCGTATAAACCGACTCGCGTGACGCAGGCAAGCTCAACGGATTCGGGTCGGGTTTAAGTGTGCTTAAAATTGAGCTAAATGAGTTTGAAGGTATAGGCGCAGCAGTTTGTTCTTGGAACTTCATTTTCGCTTTTGCCCCCTTGTAAATTTTGAACTTCGTGTAGAAGCTCCGAAACGTGCAACTCGCTGGACTGATTGCGTTGTGTATCCGCATCAGTTGACTGCGATACGATTCAGCCTTGTTCGAATTAAGAACAATCTCAAAGTATGTCCGGTATTTACTATTCATATTTCGTAATGTGGGTAATCGCGAAACTTCTTCCAGTCACCGCCCCACTTTACCGCAGGATTGATGGACTTAATGATGGCAGCAAACCTGATGAAATGCTTTTTGTCCCAGTACAACTGACCATCTTTTTGGAAAGCAATGTCGAAAGCTCGCGAGGGATTCGTGTTGTGCTTGCTGCCTGACTTTAATTGCGTGACAATCTTGCCCGGTTTCGTGCGACCTTGAGCGTATAGTTCAAGTTGTTCTTCAGGACTTCGATATGTGCAAGTGATGAACGGTTGCGGAAGGTCCGGGTACGTTGTGGCATAAGCAACAAGTGACACTCGCCACGCATCCTGCAACTCTTTTACAAGATCCTCAACCTTGCGACTGGGCATTCTCCAAAGATTTCTTCAACCTTCTTTTTTCAATCGCTCGGATGATCAATCCTGCAACAATTAAAATAAGTTCGCGAAGTAAGTCACCGCTTCCGGGATTTGTTAGTTCTTCCATGTTAGTTTATTTCGTTAATTTCTGAATCGTCTGAATCGGTTGTGGTGTTGTCAACAAAGTGAATGAACAAAAATGCTTTCGCACTGTCATACATCTTGTTGATTCTCTCCTTACTTGCATTGAACATCCGCTTTACAAGCACATGGTCATAATAAATTACAAGCAGGAAAAACACTGCAACGATAACCGCTATTGTAATAACATCACTTCTCATGTGGTGTTCCGCTAAAGAACGCACCAAGAAACTTAAAAAACGCGACCGATGCACCAAGATAGGCAAGAACTTTTGCGAGTTCTATCACCACTGGTGGCAAGTGTGTACCCTGCAAACCTTCAAGCAAAGTACCTATCATAAGTAATGACGTGGATTTCAGGAATGTGAACCCCGGCTCACTAAAATCAGCGTCGAACGGATTGAAGTTTAGATTCATTTTTCAATAATTTTTTAAGCATCTCACGCTCGTAAGCTCTCAACGCTTCAGTTTCTTTTTTGTATTGCTTCAGTTGTTGTTCGTTCATCTATGTGGTTTACGGAAGTTTGCTCAATAAGTTAGAAAACACCGGACCTCGCGTGTTTGTTGCGCTATTGCCACTGCTAAATAAATAGTTTGAACTTGACTTCTTTACACCGATGGGTGAGCGTTGTGGCCAGACGTTATTTGAGTATTCAGGAAACAATGAACTATTGGCGCACAAGTAGTCAACGAGTAACCCAGTGTAGTATTCGGCATTTGATTTCGCACGATCAATCGCATCCTTCATCACGGTGTCGCTGATGGGCGAAGCATCTTCGGATGTTCTTTGCACCAGCGTGCCGTTGTCCATCTTGTAGGTGAGTGATGGGATTGCTTCCACCATAGTCCACCACAAAACAACCTTCCTGCAATAGTCATCTACCAAAGTTTGGTAATCACCCGAAAGAGTATTGTTTGCGATTTGCGTTTTGAGTTCACTATAAAGTGAATCACCCAAGTAAGGTGAAAGATATTTGTCTTGACTCAAATACACCGCAGGATAAAGCAGGTTCGGGTCAACCGCTCCGTTTACTTGCGTGTATTTTTTTATGTAGTTTTCTGATATAAAAAGTACCTCTGCCATAGTGTTTAATTATTATATGCTGAACCGTTTGCACCCCATACCGGATTCGTTGGTAAGAATCCATGATAGTCCATGTCAGTCGGAAGTTTAGCAACAAGTGCTTCATTGCGCACCTTGTAACCCATGCCTTCCGCTTTCTTAACCGCAATGCTTTGAGCATCCTTGCCACGTGGATTGATGTTGCCACCTTTCGCACTCATAAACACCGCTTTCTGCCAAAAGTGGTTGCAATGTCCACCGCCCTTGTAAAGCCAAATGTCATAAGTGTTCGCACCATTCGGTCCCCATCCCTTGTTCACCGCTCTATTACCCATCGCGATTATATCCTCTTTGCGATATAGTTTATCTGCCTTCAACATCTTGCTACAAAACTCGCGTGTGTTATCACTCAAGACCCCACGATAGACGTAACGTGTCATGAATAGTTTACCCTTAATCACTTCATCTTGTTCACTTGGGAACGCTGGGTTCGCAGTTCCGGTAGATGCAAGTTCGTGAGCAGTAATCATTTCAAGGTCGTGGTTTTCTGCATCGTCAGTATCGTAGTCAACTTCATACGTGTCAATCAGAATCATGTCTTCATTCCAATCCTCACCGAGCGCAATGAGTTCTTCAGCAACTTCGCTTTCACTCAATTCATCGCTTCCTTCAGCTAATGAAACGCAACAAGGCTTTTTTTTTTCTTGTGATTGAATCACTTCAGTAGGATTCAATGAACCCGGCACGATGCTATTAAATATCGCATCCACTTGCTCTTGTGCTAATGTAGGGAATGCAGCACTCACAATCGCTTTCGCACTTGTCACCGGGATAGCACCGGCAGCAGCTTGCATCGCAATGTCAACAAGTGATGTTATTTGCGCTCCATTCAACGCAGTTGCAGCCACATCAGCAGGCGCACCAGTTGCGACATCAACCTGAACTTGTTCCGCAAGCGGAGTGTTAGGTATTACAGTCAATTCGATGTTTGGAATTTCAAACGAAAGTATCTCGGTGAAACCTTCAATGATTAAACGTTGCGCTGGCTCAATGACTTGGTTAATGAATATCTCAAGACCAGTTGCCATCTCGTCTTTATTTGAACCGAATCCGGTGTTTGTACGAATACCAAAGATGAGCGGAGTCGTGATGCGGTGCGCGATCATTACCTTGTTGGTGGATTCTTCACTTAAGAATGTGTATTGCTTATCCGCATCCGACAAAGGGAATGCAGTGATGTCAGGTTTCGGAGTGTCGCGCTCATTGAAAGTCATCAAAAACTTTCCTGCATTACGTGCGCCAGTAAGCAACCTCTCCCAGTCATTCTTCATGTCCCATTGTTGGTCCGGTGGGATTTGACCATTGAAGAACGAAATGATGAATGAAGGGAACAAACCATTGAGTATATTATTCACATGGTATATTCCTATCTGACGTTCGAGTTCAATGTAATTCACCGCACTCCAATAATCAGGATTCGGGTAGATTTGACCGCTTGTGTAAGTGAATCTCCAAAGCACTTGCGATGGCTCTTGTACCGCCATGCTTGGGTTGAACTTTGGAATGAATGTCGGTCTGTTTTTTTTCTTGCGTGTATTCGCCCAGTCCTCACTGTGATAAATCCCGATAATAACCTCATCTTCACCTTCAACCGCAATGCGACATTCCTCAAATGGTAAGTGGCGCAGCTTTGCGATGCTCTTTCTATCATTGGAATAAATCACCTCAACGAAATAACCGCCATACTTTTTGAAGTCATGCGATGCTGCATAGTATTGCCCATAAACGTCAAGTGCTTCAACTCTATCCTGACCAAGATTCGATGTGATTCCTTTCCCGGCAATCATGTCACCGATAGAAATGCACAACGAACCATGCACCGGACTTGACTCACTCAATTCGCGCAAGTATTGTGGGAACAAATTGTTCACCCCGAATGACACCCAGCCACCACGATCAAGTTTCTCAACTGAACTGACTGGTTGATATTCTTGCAGCTTGACGTTTACTATGTTGTTATCCATTGTAGATTATATCGTCTTGTATAGTTATTGTCGGCACTTCAAAGTAAATGCCTGAATCGTTCAAATATAAGTAACCGCGCTCACATATTCCCACTACACTCGCATCCGTTGGGTCTAAATTACTATTTGAATTTTGACCATATACCTCGTATCGGTAGCGACCCGGTAAGTCGAGCGAGACAGTTGTAACTTCCAATGTCGTTACACGCTGATTCTCGTTCACAATGGTGGGAACTTGCGCGATAGTATTGCCCACATTACTATTTTCCTCATGCGAAATGATTAACAAATAATCAGTGAACGCAGTTGAATAGTATTGCCTTGCTTCATCAAGTGAAAGTCGCAAGGTTTGATTCGCAGTATTTGTGTTAAGATAGACCATATATAAAAAAAGGTGGGCAGTGCGCCCACCCTTTTAATGTGATTTAGTTGTGGTTATTGATTTTCAGTTGTAGCACTTACAGTGTAACCAGCTGTAGTCATATCTGCATCATTCAATGTGTAAGGTTGAACTGGCTCATCACTTGTGAAAGTCAACTGATAACCCTGCAAGTCACCGAATGCAGCTCCGGTCTGGAAAGTTCCTGCGGTCATAAACATTCCGTTAGTTGTTCCGAAAGCAAGTATTTCACCGCTATTCAATTCAACAAACAATCCCACACGTGCTTTGGCAAGTGCTTCGAGTTCTTCACGCTTATTCGCATTGATATTTTTCAAACTCAATGAAACACTGTGAGTATAGAATATCGTTCCATTCTCCAAAGAAACAGTCGGATTGAAAGTTGCAGAAGCCGAGTTTTTAAGTGGCTCATAAGTGTAAACCGTTCCACTTCCTGCGGTAACTTCAACTGGAGTACCGCCAATGGTGTAAGTTAATTGACTGAATCCGCCAATGTATATTTTCTTGATACCCCCGATGCTATCGTTGCATCCGAGTGTGAATCCTGTGGTTAAATTGCAACTCATTTTTATTTTATTAAAGGGCGGCTATTACACCGCCCTATTGTTTTTGATTATTAGAAGCTTGCTCCGTAAGTAGTGATCTCGTTACCGAAACCGTACTGAACACCAGCAAAGAAACTTGCCTTGAAACGAACATTGTCTGATGCGTCCAAATCACTCATGTCAAGAACTTTCACTTCATTCCACTGATTCAAGGTATTTGTGCCGAACCAAAGGTTTGAAGCTTGTGCCATTACCATGTGACTTGTAGGCATACCGGGACAAACGTGAATTTTGTAACCGAGGAATAACTTCGGAACTTCAGGACCAGCGTAAGCATACCATCCATTACCAGCAGCAGCTTGATTCATCATAAGTGATTCCCAAACGTTTGAAGCAATGTAGATAGTTGGCTTCTCAACTGCGCTCTTTACTGCGTAAGGTGCAGCAAGTATGAGACGGTTGATTTCGTCATCAACGTTTGTTGCATCAATAGCAACAGGTGTAGACACATTGATAACAGTTCCATCCGCTGCGAACAAAGTACCAAATCCATCGTACTCACCAGCTGTTGCGTTAACACCAGTCCAAATCAATGTTTCGTTGTTAGCAGCAGCACCAGCAAGAATGTTTCCGATAAGCGCATCAACAAGTGACTGATGAAGCTCACCGTTTTGCTCGCTTCTTGCTTCCCAATCAGCAAGGAAATCTTTCTTGCAAAGTTGTCTGTGAATCTGGAACTTCTCGAGTGTCAAAATACGCTCGGTCAAAGTAACGGTTGATGTTGGGTCGAAATCACAAGTTGCATTTGCAAACGTCACAGCGTTAACCAGTTTGCGAACTACTTGCTTGTATTCGATGTTTTCTTTTACAGTGATTCCCTGCAAAGTTTCGTTAGCCATGAAGGCGGCACGAATGTAACCACCCGCCTCCTTTCCGGAGTAGGTAGTTGTTAAAGAAGTTGTTGTAGGCATTTTATTTTATAGTATTATTTTTTAATGTTTTGAATTTGTGACATGATGCGCTCCTCGTATGTCATTTGTCCCCATGCTTTCGCAGGAGCAGAAGCAGACAAGGTTGCTTTCTTTTCTTTTACCGATGGAGCAGCTGGAGCTTTCTTAAGTGCAGCAAGTTCAGTTGCACTTACTGTGGCTTCAGTCTTTGCCGTTGCAAGCTCTTCGCTCACCGCAGAAAGTTCAGCGTTCTTTGAATCGAGTGCGCTCTGAAGGTCAGAGATTTTTTGTGATAGCGAATTGATTGTAGCAATGATGTCATCGCTGCTCATTTCACTTTCAACTTCCATCTCCTCTACTTCAGTAATTTTGCCATCCTCACCAACAGTGAGAATCTTTCCATCTTCGAGCGGATATTCACCAGCTCCAACCGGAAACACGTTACCATCCGCGTCCTTCATGTAGCAATCCGAACCAACACCGAATACATCGGCACTTGTGTAAATCATGTTGCCATCTGCGAGACGTGCTTCGGCTTCAAGTTTCACCTCTGATTCGAACTTCACACCGTGCGCATTCGGGTCAATTCCAAACTTTTGGAAGATGCCCAGTAATTGATCTTTCAATTTCATTTGTATAAGTTCTTTTGGGTATAACGGAAGAACTTTGATTTTGCCCACTGCGGTTGAAAAAAAGTTGAAAATGAAAAAACCCCCACCGTTGTGAGGGTTTCCTTGTAACCAATTAACAACAAACAATTTATAACAAAAAGCGGTGCGAATTTATATGGTAGCGAGAACTCGCTCTATCTCTTTTATCAGTAACGATTCAACACTCACATGATTCATTTCCACAACTTGTTCGGTGAACATCCCCTCAATGCTAAATCCACGAATAGCACCTGACTTCACTTCTTCCCATACGTTGTCATCGTCAACCTTTGCACCGATAAACCATGTACCATCAGGCAAATCACTCAATCCGAGTGCAATGCTTTTGTCACTATCACCTTCCTTGAGCCATGATTCCACAATAGTGACTCCGCTCACTGGATATTGATGCTGAAGGTTCGTGGTATGGTGTAGGTTCTTTTTGTAGAAGTTGTGTGCAAGTGTTTCGATTGTTTCCTTT